TGACTAAATTATATATGGCTTATGTGTTTCTTTCTGCTGGTGAGGAATACAACACTGAATTGGGCCTCCTTAAAGAGTTGACGTTTGAACGCAACGCGTTCCGTTATCGCTCTTTTTCTGGAGGACCATTTGATTGTTATGTTCCTGAGCAGTTTGTTTATGAGCCAAGACGTGCTGGTGACTGTGGATCGCTGGTGATTGGAGTGAGTCCGGGTGGACTCGTGAATATCATTGGCATGTATGTTGCAGCGCGTACTACTGGCGGGTATAACGCCAGAGGGATTGCACGGCCGATACCGTTGTCCCTTATTGTTGCAAAGCCGGATGGTGTTGCGCAAGGTGGAGTGGAAATGAATCCCAATATGCCCTATATTGGACCGATTCCGTTTCCTGTTTCTCCGCCACACTCTGAGACAGTGTTTGTGAAGTCTCCTATTGCTTATGCAGAGATGTTTGGCATTGTTGATCGTGCACCCGCTCATCTTGGATTTTCGAAAGATTGTCCTTATTCGTCATTGGATTTGATGAAGAAAGAGTTGAACGAGTGTAGTGTTGGGTCTGTGAAGAGGCCCTATGATCAACAGGATGTTGATGCTGTGTTTGCAAGTATTGCAGAGCACTTTGAGAAAGCGTGGGACCCTGTGTTTGGGGACTCCGTCCGTGTTTTGACCTTGAAAGAGGCCTTGAATGGACGGGGTACCTATATTTATTTGAAGCCGACGTCGTTGAAAACGTCGAGTGGGTACCACTTTTGTGTTCTGCCGGGTGCGCGTGGCAAACATCATCTTATTGTTGGTGAACCTGGGCAGCTGGAGTTGCTTCCGGACGCTATGGTGGCGTACCTGAAGTTTCGTCTTTTGATGATGTGTGATAAGCCACCTCCTGTGGCTGTTCTGCTTCATCTTAAGGATGAATTGCGATCTCTTCGTAAGAATCGCTTATTTAAAACGCGGATTATCTCTAATCTGCCGTTTGTGCATACCCTCATGATGAGGGAGTATTTTGGCGCGTTCGTCAATTTTACGCATGGTTCATTTAACCGGATGGCATCTGGTGTTGGAATGAACCCCCAGTCTGGAGACTGGAATACGATGATCTGTTATTTGAAACAAGTGGCGTCCCATGGATTTGATGGGGATTTCACGAAGTTCGAAAAGTATTTCGTCGAGCAGCTTGCGGATGCAATGTTGGATATGATCAACGATTGGTATAGAACTCATGGAGTTTGTACGGAGGAAGATGTGCGGATTCGTAAGAATCTTGTATATTGTGTCCTCAATTGTTGGGTCATTGTTGGTCAGGATTACTGGGAGCAATTCGGTGATCTGAAGAGTGGTATCTTTGCTACTACTGCGATATGGGGGAACTTGATGTGTATGTTCTTTTTGCGGTATGCTTGGATGCTGGCGGCTAGGAAGTATGAGCCGTCGCGTGTTGCATTGGCGTACTATGAGAAGTACGTGCGGGCCAAAGTGTTTGGCGATGACAACATGTCTGGAGTTCACGATGTGGTGCTACCTTGGTATAA